ACCATTTCCATTGATTCGTTATCGATGTCGTAACTTTTCAAGTCCACGGCCAAATCGTAAAAGTCAAGTTCCTTTTGCAGCCGCGACTTTTTCTGTTTTTCCGTTTCGTTTTCAGGCACGGGGATAGGTTCGGGAATGAACTGGGCGGTCGTTTTGGGCGCGGCGTTTTTGCGGGCTTCTGCGGCCTTTTCGGCCAAAGACAACGAAACACACACGCGGGCGGCTTTGGCGGCTTCCTTGGCGATTTTGGCGGCTTCGTGGGCCTCTTTTGCGATGCGGGCTTTTTCAAGTTCCTGTTCCGCTATGCGCCGCTGCGTTTCGGCCTTTTTTTGTTTGATTTGCTCAGAAGATTCCGTTTGCGGGGCGTTTGTTATGCGCGCCTCCCTTTCGGCTTTAAGTCGGAAAGCCCGCATAGTGTTGTGGTTGTTGGCTTTTTCTATTGTGGGGTTGGCTCTGTAATCGGCCACCAGCCTATCCTGCTCTTCCACCGACATCTCCATAGATTGCCGTTCCGGGTATTTTGATGCTGTCATATTTTTTTGTGTTTTTTGAAGTTGTCGATTCCTAGATAAGCCATTTTATAGGCATCCCTTTCGTCTTGGTTTAATTTCTTTTTCAAGAAGACGTGGCCGTATGTTTTGCCGATAGCGAAGATGCGGTTATCGGTTTCGATTTTTGCCCCTTTTTGTTTGGGGGATAACTCGAAAACCCTTTCATCGCCAAAATACTTAATCAGATACTCCACTGTATATTGGGATGCGGCTTGGTTTTTCCCGACGGAACACGCTTTTGCAAGCCGTTCCGGAACCGTTCCCGTCTTATCGAAAAAAACATTTTCTTGCAAGTTGCTGTTTTCGATGCAAAAAAACGGCGCTATGCTGTTTTGCCTAGCCTCCTCCGCCCAGTCCATGAAATTCAAGAAACTGACAAAAACCTTAAAATCCACGGTGTTATCCTCGTCGATTACAGAAATCGCAAAGCCCCGCTGCCTAAACGCGGGGTCGATCCCCACCATGATATAACTGTTTTTTTCCATAAAAAAGCCCCATTTGAATTAACTCATGGGGCTTATCATACAGCATTATGCTGTAAAGATTTTACGCGGAGAAATTACCGTACAAAATACCGGCAGGACGCTCGGTGCCGAGGCCCAAACGCTCTTCAGCGCGGATGGTAATCAGGTTGTTTGTGAAGTCAGCGTTCACATAACCCATTTCGATCACAGCGCCGCTGCGGTTATACAACACGGCAGAAGTACGCAATGCGCCGATCAGGAACTTACCAGCAGCCATGTGGTTCGAGAGAATCACGTTCACGCCGAAGGGGTTCATGCCAGCAGCCATGCCAGGCATACCGTAGAGGTATTCGCCAGCGCCACCAGTGTAAGTCTCGCGAGTGCGCTCCATTGCGCCCCAGTCAGCAGGGTTCACGATCACGGTGTCAGGAGCGTTGCCAGTTGCCCACAATGCGTACTTGGCGCGGTTGATCGCGTCAATCAGCAAGTCGTCGCTGGTAGCTGTGTAAGCCGTGAAGTTACCGCTGTCAGTCAAGCCAGACAGGTTAGGGCTAGTGCCGTTACCGTTGAGCAACTGAGCGTCGATGCGTTGAGCCAAACCGTCACGCAAGCGTGTCTCGATGTAAGCAACAACAGCAGGAGCGTCAGCCAACAACTGGTTGGAGATTTTGATCCAATGGGCAACAGTCGTGATTGGCACGTTGTATTGCTCAAAAGTCACATCAGACTCATTCTTGGCAGCGCCTTGAGACACTTCAGCAGCAGAGTTTGTGAAACTGGCTTCACGCAAAGCGTTGACCATGTTTGTAGACACAGCGATGCTAGTCAAAGCAGCGCGGATGCTGGTTGGCAAGAAGTTGCCAGGGATGATGCCAGGCTTTTGATCTGGGAACACAGTTGTAGAACCAGAGGTCACAGTGTTCTTAACTTCAAAGCGAGCGCGTTGAGTGTTGCCAGTCACGAGCTGTTTGAATTGCTCAGACTTAACGAACTCTTCAGCAGCAGACAAAGGCTTGGCTTCCATCTGTGCAGCAACGGTTTGCTTTTGTGCCAACTCAGTCATTTGAGCAGACAAAGATTTGAACTGCTCAGACAGTTCTTTCACTTCGCCTTTGACTTCGGTGTCAACATTGCCCTTGTCTTTCAATTGGCCTTCGAACTTGTCGATGGCAGCTTGCAGTTTGACTTCTTGCGACTTCAAACCAGCTTCGATGATGTCTTTCAATTCCATGATGATTTCCTTTAAGGAGTGGTTACGCTTTAATCTGGAACAGCCGAGCAATTGCTTGCTTAGCCTCTTCTTCTGCCAAAAGATCGCCTTTCAGCAAGGACTTGATGCGCGATACCAGCATACACGCATCATTCCGACTAAAGCCGCCTGACTCCCTCAGCACAGCTTCAACTTCACGAATGCTTGAGGCAGTTTCGAGAGCTGACTTCACGCTATTAATCGTAGCGTTCAAATCGGCAGGCTCCTCAACAACACTGATCTCAAACAAATCAATTTCTTTCAACAAGCGGCGATTGTCATCAATCTGCTCGCTCTTTGTCGGGATGTAACCAATTGACATGCCATCAATAGCACCATGCTTCATCGAAGCGTAGACATCCATTGCGGTTGAATGGCCAGGAGTCAATTGACCCTCAACAAACAAACCCTTGTCATCAACAAACATGTTTTTCCACTTGCCAATTACAGGGCCATAGTGGTTCCAACGCAATCGAATCGGACGATCACGGTTGATGAGTGTGCGGTCATACGCTTTCGGGTCAATCGTGTCGCCATAAGCATCCACGCCGCCAAACACTGAGGCGTAACCAGAAAACGACATATCGTCGCCGACAAATTTCAGGTCGAGCGAATTTACAGCAAGACGTTTTGTTTCCATTTGCATATCCCTTTTCACGGAATTGTAAGGTTTCAGTGAAGCAACAGCAACAGTTCGTTGCGTTTGCGCTTAATTTTACGCGCTTCCTCGTCATCTAGGGCTGGCCACTCGCCCCAAACAAGGTTTTCATTGCGTCTTCCACCAGTAACGACCGTTGGCTTGGCCGTATGAACGGCAATGGCAGTAAACCCATCCTCGCCAGCTTCCGAAGCGGCCATTTCGCCACTTGCAGGCATTGCAAAGGCAATAGGAGACTGAAAAACGTCAACGCCTTCAGGCTGCTGCGTGAAATAGAAAAACCAGTTGGATTGAACGATGCCACCTAGAGTGTCGCCATCACCCTCCAATGCGGACATCGTTCCCGTGGTCATGGCGCGTGGGTAATAGAGGCGCTGTTGATTGTGATTGTCTGGCCAGCAATGATTGACACGTTGTCGATGATGATGTCAGACATAGATGTACCAACCGTGAGGCCAGTAATCAGGTCTACACCACCAGTTGCTGTGCGGATGCGAGCAGCAGCAGCCGTTCCACTTGCATCTGCCTCAGTGTCAGACTTTGGAAAGCCAGAGAACGTCAAAACACCAGAAGCTACAGTACCGGCAGGATTGCTTAAGCTCAAACTGGCCAACACCGTGGCCATTCCAGCCGTACCGATCTCAAGCACACCAGTTGTACCGATGGCCGTCACAACTGCGCTCAGTCGCGCATTTTTCACTGCTGTTGAGTACGTCACTGCCATATCATTTCTCGTAATTGATTACTGTGCGCAAGATTTCGCCGTTTGCATCTCTGTCAACGGTTTGAACTGCTCGTGATGGATGATTATCAACCACAGTCACAGCGGCAGGAGCAACTTCGTTCACAACAGTTACTGTCGGATTGATCTGCTTCAACTCAGGCATGATGGCTTCAACCGTCACGCTAGGTGCTGGCATGTTTCTCATCGTGTCAGTGAAGCGATCCATCGCTTTAATCATCGTGTCGTTCATGTGCTCAGTCGTTTTCTTCATCTGCAAGGCTGCATCTGAGAATTGCTTGCCATCTACATCCATGCGAACAGAGATTGGCTGAGGAGCTGGTGCAGGCTGATTCTTTGTGCTCAACTGAACCAATGTCTTCAACGACTTCATCTCTTCAAACATCGCAGTCATGCGAGCATCCTTCTGAGCCGAATCAATTGCAGCCTGAGCTTGCTCCATTGGGTCTACAGCAGGCGCAAAAGGGTCATTTGGCTGCGGTGGTGTTACTTTGTCAAATCCTATTGATCGTGTGCGAATTACAACAATAGGCGGGACAAACACTTTTGATGATGGTTCTATTAACATTCTTTATGAGTAAACTATGCACAAAATTGTTGTAAACGTACAAACAGGCGAAGTATCACAAGTTGAATACACGCCTGAAGAACTGGCAGAACATGAGGCTAAGGTGGCTGCTCAAGCGTCACTGGAAGCAGAGCAGGAAGAGACTCCTTAAATGGCTCGTCCTATAACGGTAGGCTTAAACCTTACCGCAAACACTCTGACAACTGTCTATACAGTTCCTATGGGCTATTACGCTAAGTGGAACTTGATTTATGTCTTTAACGGTACAGGCTCGACTAAGCATATTACAACTTATTGGACAGATGTGAGTCAAGGAGCTAACATCTACGTTCAGAATGAGAATAGTGTCAGCGCTAAAGAGTATGTACGCATTGACGGCGGAGCTTATGTTGTCTTAGAAGAAGGCGACACAATCAAGATGCTCAGCGAAGCTGGAAGCACATTTAGCACTATCTGCACCTTTGAGCTTATCAAAAAAGAAGGTATTTAATTAGTATATGTCCTATCTAGAAGCTGTTAATAATGTCTTACGTAGGCTTCGTGAGCCTACTGTGACTAGCGTTACAGATACACCTTATTCAGCTATGCTCGGTGTGTTTATCAACGATGCTAAACGTGAAGTAGAAGATGCCCATGAGTGGAACGTATTGTCTTCTACGCTTACGGTTACGACTGTGCAAGGTGTCTTTAACTACACTTTGACTGATGCTGGTACAAGGTTCAGGGTTATCGATGTCTTAAATGACTCCAA